GACTTGAGAACACTAACATGTCTACTAAAACGAGATCCGCAACATCCGACCCTACAATTCCTGGGCCAATGGCCCATAAAAGAGTTGTGTCGGTCGGGAATCCTAATCCGCCTTGGACGTCTGTGTACGGGAGTACCTTTGGTACTCCCATTACACGTACGACGTTAACCGAGTCGATGACTAGTATTAATGGTACGGATGGGCGCTTCCGCCCGTGTAAGCATACTAAGACAACGATGCAGTTATTGATTCGAAGCCCCTTCACTATTATAAGTGCTGTGGGCCAGAACAAACAGTATCGTATTATTGACCATGAGTTTGTGCCCAGAAATGGGCATACTATTGGTCTTCCAACAACATCCGTTTTCACTGATGCCCAATGGGCTTCATATGATACGGATGCTATGGTTCAAATGATTCCGAGTACAAACAAGGGATTTTCTTTAATCAATTTTGCGATTGAATTAAAGGACTTCCGGCGCTTGGCTCAGGCATTTGTTAATCGTCGTGGCTTACTAGCTGAGATATTGGGGGCCGATCTTAAAAAGATCGGCAGAAGACCCCTAGCGGAGCTTAGCTCTGCTTATCTTAACTACTCGTTTAATTGGAAACCTTTCGTTTCCGATCTTCAGGTTATCATGCGTCAATTGGCCAATACTGGCCAGCGACTTCGTGATATCTGGGATAGACAGGGCATCCCACAAACTCGACACTATACTAGGATTATTGATACATCCTTGAATAGCGATTGGTCTGGGTTTGCCGCCGCTCAGTTCGTCGCGAATGACGGAGATACAGATCTCGTCTTGCGCGACAGAACACAATGGGCAATAGAGCCGGTGTACCATGCGACGATGCGTTTTACGTATCAGGCGCCTGGTGCCCTGGGATTATTGAATAAGATTGACGCTTGGACCGATGCCTTCGGGCTTCGGTTGGATGCTTCCATTATTTGGAATGCCATTCCGTTCTCGTTCATCATCGATTGGGTAATCGATGTGTCGGGATTCTTGCGTCGATTTGCATCCAATAACCTTGGGCTGCAAGTTACGGTGGAGGACTTCTGTTCTTCAGTGAAGTACAAAGCCGTCGGTGAGCGATACGTTCAAATTGCAAAGAATGGTTTTCCTGCTACAGAGGCTAATCGCCTCTATTACGGGACTCCCCTTCAAATTGCAGTTGGATCAAACGCTTACTACGAGAGGCGTGTAGGGATTCCAAATCTCTATTCGGCTCTCAAAACGTCTGGACTCAGTACCAAAGAAGCGTCATTAGGCGCAGCTTTGCTATTTGCTTCCAGGCGTCCACATAGGTAACGAGTTTTATCAACTCCGACCCTCAATAAACCACAACCTCAATATAGAAGTTGCTTATGTTTACATATCCATTGTCACTAAACCCGACCTCGTTCGGTGGTGTAAATGCGGCCAAGTCTTACGACTTGATCGATTTACAGGACTCTAAGTCCGTTAGCCGTGTGGCCAGTACTGCAACTACGACTCCTGAGACGGTGACTATTAGTCATCAATCTTCAGGTTCTGTCGTTGTTACAGACCGGCACCTCGTCCGACTCGATAAGACCTTTACTGATCCCGCATTGGGATCAGTAGGCCTGTCGGCCTACTTGGTACTTTCCGTACCTCGTGGGACTACAGTCGTGACGCTTCAGGAAATCAAGGACATGGTTGGCCGTCTGATTGCTCTCGAGCAAACAGCGGGCGCCTTGGACAAGATCCTGAACAGCGAACCCTAATCTCTAGCCATCCCCACGCGGGGAATGGAATTATCTAGAGGGTAGAACGTGAATACTCATAAGCGTTAGTTAACAACACACTGTAATACAGTGATTCCATAGTATATACCATGAAAACATATAAATATAGTAATGTTGAAAGAGTAGTGTTCGAAAACCCCTGGTTATTCATATCATCAAGTGATGATTGCGTGACCTGGGATAACGATCTATTCTTTCTCCCTCAGAAAGGAACCTGGTCACAGGCGGGAAGCCACTTCAATGTGGTTTCACGCCATGATCCACTTCCTCTCGGTTGGAGGATGTCCGAAACGGGCCGGGATCTGATAGAATCTATCAGATCTGGCTTCTTTCATTTAGATCCTTACAAGGATCTTTATGCGAGATATTCCGCTATGGACTTCTTATCAACTAACGCGAGGACGTTGGCGCAGCGAGAAGACGCTAAAATGCGTGCTTCCAACTTTGTCAACCAACTCTGTGAGTAGGTTTAGCCGCTCTGATAGGAAAGTGGATCATAGGCGACTAGGAAGACCTCCCGTTAAGGGAGATCAGAATAGCCTGGCTTTTTATCAAAGCCTCTATGAACACCTCCACAGAGATGTGGCGGGTGCTACTGCTAGTGTTCGCAAAGTCGAGTCTCTGAAAGACATCGCAGTAATGCGTAGTCGATCAGAATCAGAAGGGATGAGTTTCTTTACAAAAACTCTTCCCCGTCTTGGCAAAGCTCTTGATAGGGCTTTGTCAACTGGAATGCAACTGCAATTCACTTCCTTTGGAAAAAGGAAGGGAACAGAACTCCCCGCTTTTTGCGGGTGGCTCTTCAGTTGTGTTTTCGACGATGCGGGCCGGGAACGCAGTGATGCGTGCCCAGTGGCTCTCGGTAGACTGAGACAATTGCTATACTTGTTTTACAAGTTAGCATTACCATATGACGACACAACAACCCAACGGGTTATTGCGGACTTTGTTGCGACTGATTCGGAGTTGGCTTTTAAGCCGTCCGATCTCAGTGGCATCACAAGTATCATTGCAAAACGCGCACAGACACTCGTCTATCGCGTTATGTCTGGTCTTTGTCCTCGGGATATTATCCCACGGCATGGTCCAGGAGTCGTCGCAACAGGTGAGAAACCTCATCAAAAGCGCTATTTCAAGCGCTTATATGAAGTATGTGAAGAAGTCTATCCTGTAACGGATTACTTCTTTTACAATTATTCCCACCTCTGCGATCGACTCAATGAGTTATCGGACTTAGAAGTCCTAAAGCACGGTACAGCGAAAGTTGTACTCGTGCCTAAGGATTCCCGTGGTCCTCGTCTCATATCATGCGAACCATTGGAACTCCAATGGCTTCAGCAGGGTCAAATGAGAGCAATCGTGCCTCATTTAGAAAACCATTGGTTAACAGCTGGTCATGTGAATTTCACTGATCAATCAATTAATCAACAGTTAGCCCTCCGTGCCTCCAGAGATGGAAGCATGGCGACGCTAGATATGAAGGAAGCATCGG